AGTAAATGTATATGGGTTTACTGTAGATGAAGTTATAGAGGATGAAATGTTATATCACTTATTAGGTTATAAAATGTTAAACTCAGTAAAAAGTTGGGGTTACTTAGGTTTTAACCCTAGACCTTATATAAGATATATGAATGCAATTGCAGAAAAACTTAGTGATGATGTTTGGGTTTCTGACATTCCACCATCACAAAAGGCAATAGAACTAAAACAAATACTTTATTTATTTGATGATTCGGTGGCAGGAAATGAAACCGTAGAAAGAATTCTATTATCAATAGATCCCGCACTAGAATACCTTTTTAAAAATAACCCACCTAAAAAAGCAATACAATTAGCATCTATTTTATATAATAAAGTAAGAGGTAGGGGTTTTGATGGGGAAATTATGAATAAAATTAATGATTTTGCGGAAAGACAAGGGTTAAAACTATTCCCTAAAACTGCGGGACTAACTTTTGAGAAAAAAGATGGTATGATACAGTCGTTAATAAATTACATTCAAGATAAACCTAAGAAAACTAAAGAAGGATTTTTAAGATATATTAATTCTAGAGGTAGAACACCAGGACAACACTCTACATTTTTTAGAGCGGCAGTACATGCTGGTATTATTAAGAAAGTTAGGGATGGTAGAACAATAACTTACGAATTAGGGCCTAACTATGAAGCGTGGAAAAACGGTAATTTAGTTGCATTTTAACGATTTATTTACATTTTGATATTTATTAGTAAACTTATCTTATGGATAGAGGACAACAATTAAAGATATATGCTAAGTGTTTAGGTGATCCTATATATACTATTGAGACATTTCTTAAAACGTATGATTTAACACAAAAAGGGTTTGTACCTTTTAAACTATTCCATAAACAAAAAGAAATAATTAAATCATATGAAAAATTTAATCGTAATATAGTAACTAAACCTAGACAGGCTGGTGTTTCCACAACTACTGCAGCATACATTGCAGCAAAAATAGCGTTTGGTGATCCTAATAATCCTTGGAAAGTATTAGTGTTAGCCAATAAACAAACATTGGCACAAGAGTTTCTAAAAAAAATAAAAGACTTTTTAGATCAAATACCACCTTGGGTATGGGGTATCGGTGAAGAAGATTCTTACCTATCTATAGAATCTAAAGGACACATTAAAACCAAAGACACTCAGTGTGAAGTAAAAGCATTAGCAACGTCTAAAGATGCATTAAGGGGTTATACACCAACCTTCTTAGTTATGGATGAAGCAGCCTTTATTGATAAAGGAGCTGAAGTGTTCGGTGCAGCATTAACCTCTTTGGGTACTGGTGGTAAGGTAACGTTGATATCTACACCTAACGGTCAAGATGCTTTATATTACAAAACATATGATGGGGCTAAACAAGGTGACAACAACTTCAATATAATTGAAATGAGGTGGCATGAAGACATTAGATATAATAGAGGTTTAAAGTGGTTGAGGGGGGAAGATGAAGTTATTGAATGTGAAACTATTGGTAGAGAAACATTAAGGTGGGAATATAGTGGTAAAACTTATGAAACTAATAGTGTCGATATTGATGATTATAATATAATGGTTAAAGATGGGTGGAAAGGTTCTTCTCCGTGGTATGAAGAAATGTGTAGAGATATGAATGGGGATAAAAAACAAATAGCGCAAGAATTAGATGTTTCGTTTGTATCTTCAGGTGGTAATGTCATAGACGATGAGTACATTGAATTTCAAGAAAAAAATAATGTACGAGAACCAAAATATAAAGCAGAAATGGAGAAATCTATGTGGATATGGAAAGAACCTGAAGAAGGACATAAATATATTATGGGTGTAGACGTTTCTAGAGGAGATGGTAAAGACAGTTCAACAATAGTCATATTAGATTTTGAGAACTTAGAACAAGTTGCAGAATTTAAATATAAATTACCACCAGACTTATTGGCAGAAATAGTATATAAATATGGTAATTTATATAATGCATATACGGTTGTAGACATTACGGGAGGTATGGGTGTTTCTACCGTTATGAAATTATTGGAGATGGGGTATGAACATTTACATTATGACGACCCTAAAAGTAGAAAATTAAGTGAAAAATACGCCAAAACATTATATAAACAAGGTGATAAAGTACCAGGTTTTAATGTAGGGAGTAGTAGGTTACAAATGGTTAGTGACTTAGAAGAACATATAAGAGAGAATAAAACAATAGTTAGATCGGTTAGATTAATTTCTGAATTGAAGACTTTTGTATATAGAAACGGTAGACCTGACCATATGGATGGGTATCATGATGATATTATTATGGCATTAGCAATGCCACTTTTTGTAGTACAAACTACATTTAAAAAATTAAAACAAGCGGAAAATCAAACTAGAGCTATGTTAGATAGTTGGACAACTGTTAGTAACAGTAGTAATAAAATCACACCTAAACAAATACATACAAATCCATTTTATAGTAACACACCCACCTATCACCCAAACCCAAATCATAAAAAGGATGATAGTGGAGAATATAATTGGTTATTTGGTATAAGGTAATATTTAGTTTTTACTAGATATTTATTATAATAGTAAAAAGATATTAATTAAAATGGCAAGAAAAACAGTATTCCAGCAACTTTCCGACTTATTTGGTCCAGAAAGAGCACAAAGAAGTAACAAATCTAGATATTCTTTAAATGATAAAGAGTTATTAAAAACACAATCAAAAGAAGAATATGACTATGAGTTATTACAAAGACAACAAGATGCTTATTTAGCAAATCAGTGGAAAAAGGTAGATAATGAAATATACCAACACTCAATATATTATGAAACTACCAGATTGGCATCCTATGCCGATTTTGAGGGGATGGAATTTTTTCCCGAAATTGCAGCAGCATTAGATATTTTTATGGAAGAATCTACCACACCTAATGGTGAAGGTAGAATATTAAATATATTCTCTGAAAGTAAAAGAGTAAGAAGAATATTACAAGATTTATTTTTTAATAGATTAGACATCCACACAAACCTACCAATGTGGGTTAGAAATACTTGTAAATATGGTGATAATTTTCTTTATTTAACTATAGATAGTGAAGATGGTATACAGGGTGTAAAACAATTACCTAACATTGAGGTAAGTAGAAAAGAGAATGACGGTTTTGGTGAAAATGCATCAACTAAGGAAAATGATAAATTTAATCCAGTTAAATTCGTATGGGGACAAAAAGACATGGAATTTAATGCTTGGCAAGTTGCACATTTTAGATTGTTAGGGGATGATAGAAGATTACCTTACGGAACATCTATTTTAGAAAAAGCAAGAAGAATATGGAAACAATTACTTCTTTCTGAGGACGCAATGTTAATATATAGAGTTACTAGGGCACCCGAAAGAAGAATATTTAAAATATTTGTTGGTAACATTGATGAGAAGGATGTCCCTGCATATGTTAATAAAATTGCAGATAACTTTAAAAGAAGTCCTGTAATTGATCAACAAACAGGACAAATAGATACACGTTACAATCAAATGGCACAAGATCAAGATTATTTCGTACCAGTTAGAGATCCTAACGCACCTAGCCCAATAGATACACTTCCAGGAGCAACAAATCTTTCTGAAATAGCCGACATACAGTTTCTACAAAAGAAACTATTTACTGCGTTAAGAGTACCTAAACCATTTTTAGGTTTTGAGGAGGTAACTGGTGAAGGTAAGAATTTAGCTTTACAAGATATACGTTTTGCTCGTACAATTAACAGAGTACAACAAGCCATAATTCAAGAATTAAATAAAATTGCGATAATACATCTCTATATATTAGGTTTAGAGGATGACTTAGAAAACTTTACACTTTCACTAAATAATCCATCTACACAAGCGGAAATGTTAAAAATAGAACAAAACCAACTTAAAGTAACCTTATATAAAGATGCAGTATCTGATGCAGGAAACGGTTTCGGTGCATATTCTATGACTAGAGCGAAAAAAGATATTCTAGGGATGTCAGAAGAAGAAATACGAACTGATTTAGAACAACAACGTATGGAAAAAGCTGCAGCAGCAGAAATGGAACAGACATCTACAGTGATTAAAAAGACAGGTATATTTGATAGAGTGGATACACTTTATGGTGATTTTAGTACTGTTTCTGGTGGAGATGCTGGTGGAGATACTGGTGGAGATGCTGGCGGAGATACTGGTGGTGATGCTGGTGGTATGGACGACTTCGGTGGTGGTGGAGACTTTGGTGGTGCAATGGATAGTGCCGCTGATAGTGAAGCAGGTGGTGAAGCTACAGAAGCAGAAGCAGGCGCAGCAGTAGAATCTACAACTAATAAAGTAGATAATCTATTACTAGAACAACAAGAAAAATTATTAGAAAAAACTAAAAAATATAGAAATACTTACCTAAAAAGATTAATAGAGAGTATAGATAATGATAGTAAGGTTTATAATGTAGATGGTATTGATGACGAAGTAGATACACTTAATACTAAAATAGAACAGATGTCTAAAGAAATAGATAACATAATAGATAACGAAGAAAAATAAACTTTTTAGTAAATCATAATATTTATAATAAAAGAAAAACACTATGAACAATTTCGGAAACATTAAAGATACTTTTAATAATATTTTATCCGAATCTGTATTAACTAAAAACGCAGAGGGTAAGAAATTATTTACTAAATATTTACAAACATTAAAAGAAAATGAAAGTCTAAAACAGGAATATTTAATTTTTAAAAATTTAACACATAAAAAATTTAATAATGAAATAGATGCTAAAGACTACATAAAAGAAAACATTAAACTATTAAAACTTAATAACCCATCTAAAGGTATTAAAAAATTAATCTCTATTTTAGGTGAAAGAAAGATTACTACAGAAAACAGAGAAATATATAATCACATAGATTTTTTAAGGAATGCTAAAACATCTCCCACTACAATAGAAAAAATTCAAAAGTCTATTAACTTCATCAAAAATAATATGTTAAAAGAAGAAGTAGAAGTTAAAAGTGAGTTTGAAGGTGTAGATGTACCACCTAGTGTGTTAACTAAAATGGCGGTTAATAGATTTAATTTAAGATATGAAGATATTTCTGAAAGTGAAAAAGAAATAATTAAGACTGTTTTAAACGGTAATGATGAGGAAAAGAAAAACATTCACAGTGATTTAAAAAATGAATGTATTGATATCATAGATAAAAGATTAGATGAAAACTCTGATTTAGACTTAAAAGATAAATTATTAAAAGTTAAAGATAAACTTTTAAGAATGTCATACAATGATGAAAGTTTTCCAACAGATATAAACAACATTTATAATCTTAAAACTTCAGTTTCAGAATAAATTAATTAAAACCCACAATGTGGGTTTTTTTATGCGTTTTATTTTTTTATTTGACATAACCATTATAAATGGGTATCTTTACTTAAAAATAACATTAAAATAAAACAATATGAATGAAAAGAGGAAAAGAAGTAAAGTTAGATATAAACCCAAACTATAAAATTAGTGTAGGTACAGTAGATAATAAAAACCCAAAAAGTATATATATTAGTTTGTCTGCGTGGGGACAATTATTAAAAGAAGAAAACGAAATAGACTACGATAGAATCATAAATAAAATAAGAAAAGACATTAAACGTACATTAAACGTTAATTTAAATAAAGAAGATTTCTATAATGATAAATACATTGTAGACTTAGATATGAGATCTTCAGGTATAAGTTATAAGAAAAGAAGTTTTATGTCGTGCGAAATCACATTATTCCAAAAAAATATAATACCAGTACATAAACCAAAGGTTATCAATGGTGCAACAGTACTTATTAATAATTTAATTAAGGAATGTCTTAATAAACAACCATATTTTAATTTTTATAAAACTAAAAAATAATAGTTTTTGTAGTATAGATATATTTATATGTAAACTATATTACTATTATGGAAATATTAAAAAATAATGAGGTTAATAAAAAAGGCATCTTAATTGAGTATGATGCAGGATATATATCCCCTAACGATAATAGACATTTCATTAATGAAATAAATAAACTAACTAAAGGTGGTACAATAGTAGAAGAACCATTAGTGGTTTATGCGGTACTACAAAAGTATGGTGTAGAAAATAAAAATGGTAGAGTATACCCTGAAAAAATTCTTAAGAGAGAAGGTGAAAACTACACTAAATTAATTAATGAAAAAAGAGCTATGGGTGAGGCAGATCATCCAGAATCTTCCATAGTAGCAATAAGTAGAATATCTCACAATGTTATAGACTTATGGTGGGAAGGAAATGTAATGATGGGTAAACTAGAAATCATTATGTCTCCCGGATTTATTAATCAAGGAATTATTTCTTGTGAAGGAGATCAAGTTGCTAACTTATTAAGAAAAGGTTTAAAAATCGGTGTTTCATCTAGAGGTGTAGGTTCACTACAGAAAGAAGATGGTAAAAATATCGTTCAAGATGACTTTGAATTAATCTGTTGGGATGTGGTAACTTCACCATCAACTCCCGGTTCATGGATATATAATCAAGAGCCCAGTAGAGAACAACAAATGTCAGAATCTAAAGAAAATAAAGATAAGGATTTATTAATTGATAATTTAAATAATTTTTTGTCTGATTAATTTCACAGTAAAGTAACACTTTTATCATTTTTTGCATATTTATAAAAAAATGGCACTTGGTCGTGTCACATTTTTATTATAATAACAATGTAAATAAAAAAAGAAAATTTACGATGGCTACAAAAAGAAAATCAATCATCGAAGAGGCTTTGTTAGAAGCAAAGTCTTTAGAGGATGCCTTAAAAGCCAATACGAAAGAAATGCTTTCCGCTCATATGAAGAAAGAAATTGAGAACATCGTTGAGTCATCTTTAACTGAAGAAGATGAAGAAGCAGAAATAGAAGTCGATGTATTACAAGGGTCCGATGACGAAGCAGACGTGCCAGCATTAGAAGCTGGAGATAGTTCAGAAGAAGAAACAGATGCAGATGCAGATGTTGATTTGGATGAATTGGAATTAGATCTTAATCTAGACACTTTAACAGGTGCTTCTGATGAAGAAGAAACAGATATTGAAGTTATGGATTTACCTGCAGAGATGGGTGATGAAGAAATTGATTTAACTGGTGCTTCAGATGACGAAGTAATCGCAGTATTTAAGAAAATGAGCGATGAAGACGAAGTTGAAGTAGTTAAAGATGAAGATGGAATTCACTTAACAGATAACGAAACCGGTGCAGAATACTATATCAAAGAAGATTACGACATAGATGAAGGACATTACGGAATGAACAAAGGTGATGAATATCATAGACATGATGTTGATGGTCACGAAGAAGAAGACGGTAAGTACGGAGCATATATGGAAGAAGGTGAAGATTCACCTTGTATGCATGAAGCCGCAGGATGTGGAAAACACAAACATGAAGGTGAAGATGCAGTAATGTATGAAATAGAACTTGAAGAAGGACACTACGGAATGAACAAAGGTGATGAATATCATAGACATGACGTTGATGGTCACGAAGAAGAAGACGGTAAGTACGGAGCATATATGGAAGAAGGACA